CCTGTAGCACCTGTTGGTCCTGTTGGTCCTGTCGTTCCACTACCACCAGTACCACCATTCATTGCGTAACTTGCAGTTATTGCATATGACGCAGATACGGCAGAATCGGCAACATTAATATATGACCCAGTGCCATTCAAACGACTACGAACTACTACGTCTGGTTTATTTACTAGAACTGTAATATCAGGTATATCAAGTTTAATATCTGTCATTTATTATCTCGTAACAGCTGGGCGAACTGTAAATGGTCCTTTTAAAATTCTACGTGTGGTTGGTGTGACGGAACCACTTGATAATAATACATCGTAAACATATTTACGTTGGTCTAACTGTAGAGTTTGTTCTTGTGTTAGGGCAAGTATAAAACTTCCCGATGAATTGGGAGACATTTTTATTGTTGAAAATGTCGCTGCAATTTCGTCGGTAGTGTAATTTTCTCTAACCTGACCAGTTATGTTATAGTTTTGTAAATTTAATGGAGTGTCGGTACCAGAATCCGATACCGTTACCAGTATTCTAAATGTTTCACCTTGACCAACATTTAGTTCAGTAAGCATTGCCATATCATAGCTCTAATAAAAGTCCCACTGCCCAATTATACTCTATATAAGTATCAAGCAGTGGGACACACCTTCTGTTTTTATCAATTATTAGTAGTTCAATACGCAGTAATCTGGTTGGATTTCTAATTCAATTGCTACGTTATCACTTGTATCTGACCATTCTAAATCACCAAATGTTGCACGTGTGATTTGTGCACCCTTGATAATCCATTCTTCAACCTTATCACCTACTGGACCGAGAACTTGAAGGGTTAAATCCTTCTTATAGAATTCTGCGTATCCATCACGACCTGTGACTGATTCGTGATGTAAACGAACCCATTCCATTACTGCTTGTGCACCAGATGGTACTACAGGATCGTAAAGTGTCAAGGTCATTGGTTGCCATACAGAAACACCCTTAATGAAACGAACGGTGTTGATGTGTGGAACCTTGATAGTATCTTGACGAATTTCTGGTCTGCTTACCTTCTTTACGATGTAAGCTGGGATTCCTTCGATTAACATTAGAAAACGATTCTTGACCTTTGGTTCAAACGCGGTAAAGAAAATTTCATTTTCTTGTATTATGTTGTTTGCCATTTGTATCTCCTAACAGATTTCTTATAAATAGTCGGTAAGTTAAAAATATAACCTATTAACCAGCGAATGTTGCACCAGTTGGAAGGATGTTGAAATCCAACTTGATGAATTCGGCGGTCTTTGTTGGTTGGAGATACAATGAGCCAACCAAGAGATTACGGTCAATTACATCTGGTGTGTTATTACTTTCATCCATAATTACACGGAATGCGTAGAGACCTGAGCGTTCTTGGACATTTGCCAAGAATGGATTTACGATGTTGAGGAAACGACGACGAGTTGTTTCAACATTTTGTTCGAATACGAGGAATCTTGCTGAACTTGCGATAAACTTCTTCACAGTGATAAGGAGACGACGAACGTTTACACGGTCAAGTGCTGATGAACGGCGTTGGAGTGTTTTTTGTCCCCATACACAGATACCTTGTCCTGGGAATTGTGCGATTGGATTGACCTTACCTTCGTACAACGAATCACGTTGTGATTGTGCCAAACGAACCTTAACTCCTGCTGCTCCTGGAATTCCACCACGATTCAAACCTGCTGGTGCAAACCATTCTGCTGAAGTGTTATCACTGTATGCGTATACTTCTGGGAGAACTGCTGATGGTGGAACAAATGCATACTTGTTTGTATCTGTATCCAACACCTTTACCCAAGGATAGTATGTTGCTGCGTAATTACTATCAATTAATGCTGCGGTATTAACTGCTTCTGTTACTGTTGCACTTGCGCCTACAGTATCCATAATGTAGAAACAATCACCACGAGTTTCACAAACAGTCAATGCGTAATTTGCAATATATGAATGGTCATTGTAAATAACACCAGGTAATACTAACAAGTTAATATCAAATGCATCTGGATTTGAAATTGCATCCAATGCCTTCTTATATGCACGTGAACCTGCACTTGTTGATGTACTTAAGTCAAATCCTTGTGTATTTGTTGATGTAATACCATCGTACATATTAATTAATCTTGCTGGATTGTCACCATCAAATCCACCTTGAAGTGGTACTGTGAACTTAAGTGATGATGCCAATGTTGGTGCGTTACCAGCGAGATATTGTGCAACTGTCTTATTTGTTCCTGTTGCGTCATACAATTCATTTGATGGTAGATTTTCAAGATTGAAATCTGAACCACGAGTTACTGAACCACTTGGAAGTGGTGCTAAGTATGACATATTTGTTGTTGGAACATCTGTATATTCAAATCCGTAGAATGCGTTACTATTGTATGTTGCTGTAGTACTGTATCCACGTGAGCTACCAGAAATCCAATTTGATGTAATGTATGTTGGTGCTGGTACTGCTGAACCAGAGTATCCAAGAGGTGACTTTAATGCTGCGAATCCAAATGGTAATGCATCTGCCGATACATTTTCTGAACCATCTGCCATTTCAACACGAATATATGCTGAATTATTTCTAAAGTCACCTTCAAAATAGCGTTCACCGGTATTTGGATCTGTTACAGGTGCACTATTACCGATACGACGAGCAATGAAGTTTGCATCATCTGGATTTAGTGTTAAGTTATCATATTGTTCCAATACACTTGGTGTTGCATCGGTATCGTTAAAATCACGTACTTGAAGTGTGAAGGTTCCGTATGCACCAGATACAATTGCTTTCTTTGGACCAAGGATACTAACTTTAACTTGCTTGTTTGCAGATGTACCGTCACTTAATGTGTGTACCTTGAACAAGTTTTGATTTACATTACCAAGTTGTTGTGATTGAATCCAAGGAGTAGAAGCGTGACTATAAGTTCCGTTTGCACTACCACTGAAATTTAACAAATCAGCACTTAATTCTGCTTCAATTCTCACAGATGCACCACCACTTGTGATTGCTTCTGGGAAGATGCCGTAGATGTATCCACCCTTTGCACCTGTTGGACCAAATCCAAAGAAGTTTCCAACATAACCACCTGCTGCGGTAGTTGATGTTAGTGATGTTGCAGATGTAGCCCCAACTACAGATGCGGTATAGAACACACTAAAGTTTGTTGATGTTCCACTACCACTTATTCCTGTAATGTCGCTACCAGAAACAGTAGGATGAATGATTGCGTACACAAATGAACCACTTGTACCAGTTGCTTTAAGAACCGCTGGTGTGTGGTTTGTGTTACTGTATCCGTCTAGACCAAGAACACGAACAACAGTTGCTCGTCCTGATTCACGGAGATAGTTCTTTACAGTCAATCCTAAGAATGACTTATTATCTACACCAAACTTGTTTTCGAAATCTTGTTGACTTGTAACAACGGTTGGTATAAATGCTGGTCCTTTTGGTGTTGGACCGATAAATGCACCAGCAATTTCACCAACGCCTTGTTCTAGGAAACTAAGGTCACGTTCTTGTGTGAAAACGCCAGGACTAACAATGCGTTCTGCTGCCATACGGAATCTCCAATATTACTTATTTTTCAGGGGTGAATACACCGGTTTCAACATCCAAAGAACCCATTCCATACTTCTTTAGTAATTCGTCAACCAATTCTTTTTCTTTTGATAACAAATTTTTGTATTTTGTTATTTCATCTGCTAGTTTAGATTTTACAGATGTTAAATCTTCTTCCATCAAATCATGTGTCAATTTCAATTGACCAACTGTGGATATAACACCGATAATCTCTTCACGCAAACCTTTAACAGATGATAATTCTTCATCTGTTATCTTTTTTACTTCACTCATATAACCTCCTTATATACATTTGTACTCGTATTATAAATATAGATTATTTTGGTCAAACACTAGTTTTAACGTTCTTCTATTTCAGTAAAAGTGACAATTTTTTTGACCGAAAATCGTTCTTGTGAGGTCTGCATAATTTGGCCAGTTTTGTTGACCATACGTTCAGGAAGAAGGTATGCAGATACATTTAGAGTGAATGTAGTTCTTACCAATCTATCCTGAACATTAGGGAGTGTGGTATCGGTTTTGTACTCGTCAATACGAGTTCTAAACTTATATTTCCCTCTATCACCCCAGTATTCATCATCTTCAAA